ATTATTATTTATTATTGAATTCATTAATCTTTGACTGAGCCCAGTCTTTGGCTGACTTACCACCCCACAGAAGGTATGATATGTATCCGCAATCCTCAGGAGTACCATTCTCAAAGTATTTCTCTGCTCTTGATAGATAGTTGTACATCCGTTTGATTGTCTCAATGGATATCTTCTCTTTATTGGCAAGTTGTTGAGCTCTTACTTTACCCACTTGAGTTGCACACTTGTTTCCTACTTTTTCATTGAGCTCTATACCTCGCTTTGCGTTATTACTCACTGAATCTGGGTAATCATTGTATGAATCCTGGAACTCATGTTTAGCACGCTCCCAAGATGCTTGGCATACTGGATACCTTTGCATGTTTGGGTATTCATCTTTCATCTTCTCATCACCCATGCATCTCTGCATGAATTCATTCTGATTCTCTCCTGGTCTTGGTTTAGGTATTGGCATCACTTACAATATTTAACGTAAAAGGTATATGGTACTACGTTCATCTTAGCGAGTAGCCAGATGAGTGCTTTGTATTTCTTGAATGAGTATCTGTCATACTTGAGTCTAGAGTTTATTCTGAGATTGACTAGAGTCATCAGCTTATCTTCTACGGCTCCAAGTTTACCAAGGTCAAATTCTGACTTATTAGCTAGTTGTTCTCTTGCTTGTGTCTTAGTAAGCTTACCGGATCTCACTTGTGCAGAAAGATATACTATTCGCTTATCAATAGCGAACTTATTAGGAAGCAGCCAGGATCCAACAAACTCAGTGTATACATTCTCACAGTGCTTGCCTCCATAGTCCTGCCATTGGATGAGTCTTTTCATCTCTTGCTCCATGGTTTCTCTGTCAAACCCATAGTGAAATGGCCTGATGTTCTTGATACCTTTTAGGCCATAGAATATCTGATCCTTGAATGTGAATAGAGGATAGTTCTTTAGATCCTTACCGGTATAGTCTCTGTATACTGACTGGATGTATTTTGCATCCATATAGGTCCAATCCTTTGGAGTAGATCCTTCAGTGCGGAAGTCATGTCCGTTGAGGATATATTTGATTTTGTACATGTGAGCTGTTTGATACATCAGCTTAGTCATGGCAATATCATTGGGGATGTCAGCATCAGGTACTCCTGCATAGAGGAAGGATTCATTCAGCTTGTCATACTCCTCTTTATTAACATGGTATACTATAGCATCCACATTGAGCTTACGTATGAGCATTGTCATGTTATGGATTGCCTCAGGAGCATTCCAGTTGTTATCAAAGTGAATGACTAGAGGCTTAAGTCCCCAGTAACGTACAGCAGTATAGAGTAGTGTTGAGCTGTCAAGGCCACCGGATATCCCCATGATGCAGTCATACTTATTACCATCTCCTGCTTTGCGTATCTTACGAAGTACATTATTGAGATCATCTGGTATAGCTTTAGACTGGAGCTCATCATGTAGATCACAGTATTCACATTGCTTGTGGGATATATTTGCTATGTCTTCAGTGAAGAGACATCTTGGACATTCTTTCATGCTAGTATAATTTGAAAATAATATTCGTTAATATGTATTCTGTGAACATCATACTCAATGAAGTCCTCAGGTCTTATGTTGCACCAGATATGCTCTGGATCACAATCCTCTGGTTCATCTAATGGAAGAGATAGTACCAGGTACTTGCAATGCTTCAGACATCTGACTTGCTCTTTATATATTCAGCTCCTATACCGGTACCGCATCCTATCTCTAGGATAGTATTGAATCTGATAGTCTCAAGTATGTCAGTAAGCTGCTCATAGATAATCAGCCTATCATGTTCTACATCTATAGATGCATAGTAATCATCCCAGAACTGCATTGTGTTGGTATTCTGCTTTCCTGTTATTCTGCGCATAGTTCCTTGTTTAAAGTTAATATCTCGGGGAATGACTTGAATAGTTCATACTCTGCTTGATTACCTAATCTCTCTGATGATCCCTTGAGTGATCCTGACCAATGGTCCTCAAATTTATGTTTGTTTCCCCACTTGTGCGTTGAGATACTCAACAGCTTCATGTCAGGATCTTCAAAGATACCTATTGGCGCATCCAATGCCAAGGTCTTTAGCCACATGGACCAATCAAGGCCAGAGTTTAAACGCTTATCGAATGGCATCCAGTTGAGCTTGTTGAGTAGTCTTGTTGATAGTACTCTTCCAATACCTATGGGCTCATATGATCTTGGGCCTTTACCATATCCAAACCAATTCACAGTCCTGATATGTTTCTCTCCTATATCTGTGAAGTGACATCCTAACTTGCCAAGCATATCATACTCTGGCAGCATACTCTCAGCCTCTGTGATATAGTTATCAGATATCCAGTCTGAGGATCCTACAAATATCACTCCTGTGGGCTCATACTTGCGAGCAGCCATAAACCCTGCATTCCACTTAGCACCTAGAGGATCATTGTTTGCTGTGATCCATTCGGCACCTAGTGACAGAGCAAGCTCTTTATCCTGGTGATCATGGCCCATGCATATTACTTTAACTCCTGCATTCTGTAGTCTTGTTACTGTATGCTTTAGCAATGGTCTACGGCCATTCACAGGAATAGGAGCTACTATCATGACTCTAGTGCTTTAATTAGATCTATTTTCTTTGGAGCTTGTCCCATGTCAAGACCTCTCTCTTGTGCTAGGGCTTTCAGCTCATTGTATTTCATTGTCTGGTAGTTGTACTGCTTGACTCCTATGAACTGTATCTTTGCAGGCTTTACCTCTTCATTCTTCTCCTCCTGGATCCATCTGAGTAGATCATTCATGGCATTGCGTATACATGTACCACATCCTTTATTTAATGTGGCATCTCTGTGTATCTTATACCATATTGCCAGATCTTCTTTCAAAGTCTGATTAAGAGCAAAGGATCTGCTCTTCTGATAGCGTAGTGCTTGATGTCTTAATTCTTCAGATATCATCTCTTTAGTATGTTTTTTAGTTTCTTTTCTAAGCTAGTACCTGAGATCTTTCTGCGCAATGTTCTGCTAGTGCTGAGCTCTTGTATTAGTACAGCTCCAATCATGGCAAAGTACATGTCTTTGTCACTCATGATACGCTCTTCTTGTTTTATCTCTTGCTCTCCCATATCAATAGTATATCAGAAAATAGATAACTGATCAGAGCTATTCCAATCAGTTCATAGTCAACAAATGCCATGATTAGTACGCAGTTCCAAAAGGATAGACAGCTCTGGCAGTTGAATGGTTTAATATCCGGAAGACTAAAAGTCTGGACTGCCCTGGCAAACCCAATGGACATCAGGATGATTATTAGATAAGTCATATTTGAATTGTTTAATTGCTGAATGTATTACTCTGAGAGATAGTCCAGTCTGAGATCTTATATCTCTGTAGGTCATGCCATACAGATGCATCCTGGTTACCTCTTTGATGAAGAGCTCCTGGTCATCTGTAGACTCTCTCTCCATGTACTCTCTTAGATACTCTTGGTATTCTCCCTCTTCATTTTCATCATCACTTTGCAGTGGTATGTCGTAGTCCAAGGATACCATGTGGGCCATTGTGTTGAATTGCTTGTTCCAATCACTACCAGGCCATTTCCACTGATTGAATGCGAATCTTGCGAAGGTCCTAGGTAGATCCTCCTCTGGGATGTTGCGATCATGCAGCAGTAGGTAGATATGGCCGACAAGGTCCTTGTGTAGGTCAGAGCCTCCAGTGATGAGCTGATGGTAAGGAAGTCCAGAGTCTTCACTGAGATGTCGTATCTTATAGCGAGCTGAGAGCCTCTGCTGTAGAGAGGCCCTCAGTTTATCACTTAATTCAGAATGGGAGATCATCATCTTCATCTGTTATTGGTTTGATATTAGGAGTATTTCCTGATTCTTCAGGCTTCACCCATGGCTCTTTGATAGCAGCACTAACGTACTTGCCTGCTTGCTGTCCTTCCTTAACCCATAGTGATATCTCCCACATCTTACCTTCTACATTGATCTTGCCTCTGTAATCAGGCTGATTGTCTGCTGTCTTCTTGTCGTTCTTAAAAATAGATCCGCTGTTAATCTTTGTTTCCATACACTTTATTTATTACTATAATCCATAACTCTTCTACGAGATTCAATCTCTTGCATTTTGTCCTCAATTGCTTTAGCCACCTCCTGATACTGAGCATGACTCAAAGGTAACTCATTAAACGTAACGAATGAAATCTCCCAATAGTAATGATTGGTCATTCGCTCATATTTTTCCTTCTGTCTAGTCATGATTCACTTGTTTATCAGTTCGTTCATTACTTGAGCATAATACTCAGATGCATAACGGAGTTTTGTAAGCATATCAAGCTCAAGCTCAAGGTCTCTCTGGTATCTTACCACTGTGATTCTCTTTGCAGGATCAATGTGATCTACCCGGTGCAGTGATAGGTTATCCCATGGACTGAGTAGATTGAATTCATCCTTCGGATCCGTAGATACCATGCAATGAATCACCTCAAAGCTATCTCTGTCATAGAGATGCATATATCCTCTGCCTTGCCATTCATAAGCTGAGTCTTCAGCATCTTCCTTGGTAGCAGGGAAAGTCTCCATGGACCATGATGTCTTCACATCAATAATCAAATCATCAAGGAGTATATCGCACTCTCCTGACATCAGATCTGTCTCTACTCTTCCAGTATGTTTCTTGTAGTCTGTGAATCTGACAGCATTGATCAGATTGATAGAGTCCTGCTCCTGGATCAGACCTTTGCTTATGTACTTATTATTGAGCTCAATATCGTATCCATAAAAGTGCTGTTTAGCTAGGCTTTTGATATAGCTCTTTGCAGTCTCAGATAGTTCCTCACTCTTTGACCTTGGCTTTGTCATGAGCTTACCGATTGATGAAGGTCTCCATTTCATATCTGTTGACTTTGTTCGTTAGTCAATGTGTAATTATCAAGGAGTGCCTCTTTGGTATATCTACCTTCAGCTATTGCATCAAGAGCCTTCTTGAAACCAGTCTCTGAGATTGCAGGCTTCTTCTGTGGCATTGTCTTAGCTGCTTCAGCTCCATCATCATCTGTTGCTGCCAATGTGAGCAGACTGACCAATGAGTACCTTCGATAGTAAGAGATGGCAGATCCAAGCTGCTGAGGATTGGTGAGTGCAGGCAGTCTCATGAATGATTCTATCTTCTCTCCAGAGTCTACATCAATAATCTGAGTTATCACTACATCATCATTCACTGGCTGTAAGATCATAAGACCATTATCCAGGAGGATCTGTTCACATGCATCAAGCACTGCATTGAGATCCGCGTAGGATTGCTTGAAATGTGGATTCTTTGCGTTCTTGTGAACTTTGCCGATCTGCTGCTTTGCAGACCATAGCTTTCGGTACATAGGCACCGGAGATGATAGCTCATCTGTTTTCTTTGTTGTTGCCATTTTTATTATAGTTAAAATTTATACAAATGTAATTTATTTTTCCATATACGAATCATACCATTCAATGAATTGATCAAAATCTTTAGCGATGATATACGTACCTCCTGCATTCTCCACTGTCTCCTGATAAGCTTTCTGCAATTGTGACTGAGAATCTCTTCCAATCTTTACCTCAATCTTTACAGATCTTCCTTTGATAGTTGCTGATATATCCGCTGATCCTGGTGTACTCCCTGATCTTGTCCAGGAGCCTTTTCCAATTGTCCTGGTGACTCCATCCATGTTAGTGTATTTTTTAGCAGCTCTATAGGTCCCCATAGTATTGATTCGCTCTGCCTGGTATCCTGACATCTGAATAAATGATACTATCATCTTGGTGAGTCCATTGGCTGTCTTATCTGACCATGCAGTCTTAGCTAAGCAATGCTCTGGAACTAGTGGATGCTTAGCTTTGAGATGATCCCATTCCAATGCTTGGATGCGCTGTTTATTTTCCTTCTTCATACAAATATTCAAAGTATTGCTGTTGCTTTTGATTGATTGGTTTGCTCTCTAGGCTGTCTGTGTTTACAAATGTATATTTTCGTTTATAACTTTTTGACATTTGTGTATTAGGCTGTTTAAGCATGAGCAATGATATCAATATCAAGTATACTGAAATCATTAGGATAGTGATCTGTTTCATCTTATTCTGATTTAAAGGTTTCAATCCAATATTCAAATAGTCTCTCATCTTTTGTGTGACCTTGCGAATGAGCATAGTATCCAGCTTGCATAAAATATTTCATCTGCTCCTTCTCCATTCTTTCAGCCTCTCTGAATAATTCAGTTATAGCATCTGTTGGTATGGCCTCTTTTCTATATTGTTC